GGGTAAAAGATTTCATGAACTATCAAATCATGGATCAAATGAAGGAATACGAGCCAGAGTTTGATCAAATGCTTTTTTACCTCCCTCTTTCCGGATCTACCTTTAAGAAAGTCTACTATGACGATCTTTTAGGTAGGGCGGTATCAAAATTTGTACCGGCTGAAGATTTAGTCGTACCTTATTCTGCAAACTCTTTAGATGATGCAGAAGCAGTTGTGCATGTAATTAAAATTTCTGAAAACGAATTAAGAAAACAACAAGTGTCTGGTTTCTATAGAGATATAGAATTAGGACAACCTCCTGTTACAGAAAATCAATTAGAAGATAAAAAATTAGAGCTAGAAGGAATTTCTAAAGATGGCCAAGAAGATCAATACA